AAAAATGGGGACCATATGATCATATGGAATTCAGTGACGATGAATTAAGTGAAGGTGTGTCGGAAGCAGGATACGGCCGAAATCGGGGATACGATCAGGGATTTGCCAGTCCAACTGCACCTAGTTTAAGAACAAGGCCAAATCACGGTGATGATGAAAGACATGAGCTAGATGATCTCGAGTTAAAGCGTAATCGTCAAGAAATCACGTCCTATAATATTACTATAGACGGGAAGCCTATTAATCCTAAACCAATTTTTGGCCGCAGTGCAGCAATTGCCTGGGGCAAAGAACAAGTGGCGGCAGGTGTAGATCTTTCCAACGCTATGCTATCACCAGTTCGAGAAAATGTAGCGGAAGGTCGATGGAGCAACAAAAGCAGCAAGAAAACCAGCAGAGCAGTTGCTGGCAAAACAGAAGTTATTGTGCGTCACAGTAAACCAGTAGATGAAGAATACTCGGGCTCACGTAGTCAAAAGAAAAATATCAAGGCAATTTATATTCAAAACGCAGATGGCGAACGTTTTAAATATCCATTTATACATACAGCAGGTGCGTTTGCTATGGCACAACATGTGGACCACGGCGGAGTCCCTCACGATCCAGCAGGTCAAGCAATTGTTCAAATGAGTGAAGAAATTGCCAAGTTGGGTGAGTTTCAAAGAAAAATACATAAAGCTACATTGCATCAAGATGCATCAGGAATTACTGAACGTGCTATGCATCGTATGAATGAACTAAAAGCACAAGTGGCAGCATTGGGTAAAAAACATCACTACCAAAATTGGATGGAAACATTTAGTTCAGACAGCATGATGGATGCTAGCATGGAAACATTAGATGCTGTGACCATGGAGCAATACAAACAGAAATTTACACAAACTAATTTCCAAGAAGAACTTGCTGCCTATTTTCCTTTATTGCACAAAATCATGAGCGAGACAAATAAAATTGATCTAGCAGATTATGTGGAAGAAGGATTTGATGTGCCAGGTGCAGACGGCAGAGATTCTGAACAAATGGGACAGATTAGCAAGGGTCGTCCAGATATGGAATTCCAAGAATGGGCTGAAGCAGTTGAGCAAGGTAAATTGACCGGCGATCAAATTGCAGAACTCAAACAGGCCATTAGCGAATTGCCACAGGGTAAAACAGGCCCAGAATTAAAATTAGGTCCAGCTGGAACTACTGCTATTGAATTTTTCCAAGGAGTGGGATTAGATGATAACGAATTGGAAGAAAAATTAAAAGACATGGCCAATGTAGATGCTGAATCAGATGCATTGGGAGTATTTAAAATTTGGTGTAATGAAAATTATCCTGAACTAGCAGTTGCTTTAGGCATTAGCGATACTGATACAGGTACTGATGAACCAGCACCCGACGCTCAACAAGCTGCACCCGAACAACCAACTGCTGAAAATGAAGAACAGGGTGGTATGCCTAACAAGACAATGCCAACTCGTGAAGCCATTGTTAAAGAAGTTGCCAAATTGGTCAAGAGTCGATTTAATGAAGACAATCCGGAAGTTGGTCCATTTAATGGTGCTCCAAATATTGCTTTGGATGTTAAAAAGAAATGTGCCGAAATGTTTGGAGATAAAGTTGGCGATCAATGCGAACAACTAGCATTAGAGTTTATGGAAAAACTTTCTCAACGTTGGGAACAAAAACATGGGCATATTGAAGATGATGGCCTTGCTCGATTACGAGAATTGCTTGGTAACGTAAAAGCAAAAGTTGAGGGTATTGGTGATAAGACTGATAATGGACACGCTCCAGGAAATAATATCATGTCAGCAGAAGAAGGCATTGGCACTAAACTGCTAGGTGGTGCTGCTTTGATTGCGGCCATGTGGGGAGTAAATAACCACATGGCCAACCAAGCCTATGAGGCAAGTCCGCAACTACAAAAATTAACTCAATTTTATCAGCAAGCCGAGGCACAGCACAACGTTAGTAAAATGAAAGAACTCAAGCAGCGAATTGAAGATCATAAAATGAGATTAGATTTAGGTCGGGGCGAGGTTATGGACAAAACAGGAAATCCGAAAGAAATTGTTCCAGAAATGGCAGATATTCTAAAATTGTCTGGTTTGACAAAATAAGTCAAAAAACAGCAAGAAACTTCTTGCGAAGATAAATAAAACTGTGTATATTAAACGTATGCACAGTTTTTCTTTTTAGTCAGTAGGCTATAAAGAAGAGGCATAATATCTAACATTACTAAGGAAACACATTATGGCAACATTAGCAGAAATCCGCGCGAAGCTGCAAGCTTCAAGTCAACAAAACACTAGCGGTGGTGGCGGCGACAACGCAATTTTCGCACATTGGAACATTGCAGAAGGACAAACAGCAACCGTCAGATTCCTTCCTGACGCAGATCCCAACAACACTTTTTTCTGGATTGAACGGGCAATGATTAAATTGCCGTTTGCAGGTATCAAGGGCGATACTGCAAGTAAACCGGTAACCGTACAAGTTCCTTGTATGGAAATGTGGGGTGAAACTTGTCCAATTTTGACAGAAGTCCGCCCATGGTTCAAGGACAAGAGTTTGGAGGAAATGGGTCGTAAGTACTGGAAAAAGAAGTCTTACTTGTTCCAAGGATTCGTAGTCGATAGTAAGATGCAAGAAGACAAAATTCCAGAAAATCCAATCCGTCGATTCATCATGAGCAGTCAAATTTTTAACATTGTTAAAAATGCACTAATGGATAGTGAAATTGAGGAAATGCCTACGGACTATGTGCGTGGTTTGGACTTCAAGATTGCTAAGACTAGTAAGGGCGGTTACGCTGATTATACAACCTCAAACTGGAGTCGTCGTGAACGTGCTCTAAGCGAATCTGAACTAGCATCAATTAAACAATATAATTTGTTTGATTTAAAAACATTCCTTCCCAAGAAGCCAACTGAAGTTGAACTTCGTGTGATGAAAGAAATGTTTGAAGCAAGTGTGGATGGCGAAGCATTTGATATGGAACGTTGGGGTGCTTACTACAAGCCAGATGGGCTTCGTAGCAACTACACTACAACTACTAGCTTGCCGCCAACACAGAAGCCAGCAGCAACATCTCCTATGGATGATAGCTACGATGAAGAACCTGCACCAGCGGTAGTAACATCTGCACCTAAAGTTGTTTCTGAATCTGAATCCACAGATGTTAAGTCAGACGCAGGCAGCCGTGCTAGCGATATCATTGCAATGATTCGTAAGCGTCAACAAACAAACTGATTGGGGGGATAGACTATGACAAAGTCCTTCGATATTTCGAAGTTCAGAAAGTCTATCACCAAGTCTATCGATGGGCTTGGTATAGGCTTTAATGATCCAACTGACTGGATCTCAACAGGCAACTATGCCTTGAATTATTTGATCAGCGGCGACTTCTACAAAGGAGTTCCTCTGGGTAAAGTAACTGTGTTTGCTGGCGAATCAGGTGCAGGTAAAAGTTATATCTGCTCTGGTAATATCATTAAGGCAGCTCAGGAACAGGGCATTTATGTTATTCTTGTTGACAGCGAAAACGCTCTTGATGAAAAATGGTTGAAAGATTTGGGTGTAGATACCAGCGATGAAAAGTTGTTAAAACTCAACATGGCCATGATTGATGATGTGGCAAAAACCATTAGTGAATTCATGAAAGAATACAAAGTCATGCCTGATACCGAACGGCCTAAAGTGCTGTTTGTAATTGATAGTTTGGGAATGTTACTGACCCCAACTGATGTTAACCAGTTTGAAGCAGGCGAGATGAAAGGTGATATGGGTCGCAAACCCAAGGCACTTACAAGTCTTGTTCGTAATTGTGTTAATATGTTTGGCTCTTGGAATGTGGGTATGGTTTGTACAAATCACACATATGCTAGTCAAGACATGTTTGACCCTGATGATAAAATTAGTGGCGGGCAAGGGTTCATTTATGCAAGCTCTATTGTTGTTGCTATGCGTAAATTAAAGTTAAAAACTGACGAGGATGGTAACAAAACTACCACTGTAAACGGTATTCGATCTGCCTGTAAGATTATGAAAACTCGTTACTCCAAACCTTTTGAAGCTGTACAAGTTGAGATTCCGTATTCAACTGGCATGAGTCCTTTTAGTGGACTAGTTGATCTATTTGAGGAAAAAGGTACGTTGAAAAAAGAAGGCAACAGTCTTGTTTATACAACTAAAGACGGAGAAGTTATCAAACAATTCCGTAAGGCATGGAACCGAAACGAAAAAGACGGCTTGATTACTATTATGGAAGAAATTACTAAAAATGGAGTAGTTTTGGATGCTCCGTCAACTACTGAAAATATTGAGGAATAAAAATGGAAGAAGAACTGATTATTGAACTGTGGGATGTTTTTAAAGAATATATTCCTGATAAAAATAAAGATACAGCCGCAAATCATTTTGTAGATTTCTTGTTAGGAAAAGATGTTAGCCAAAGCGTCTTGGAAGCATTGTTAAGCTATGATCCACATCTTGATGACGCAATCAAAATGGTCATTGAAAACGAAGAAGACGAAAATGATACTGATGATGATTGGGATACTTACAGCGACGAGGAGTAATCCATGTCGTGGTATTCTCGAGTAAGTAATGATATCAGCCACCTTCCAGATTGTTTAGATCATTTTTATCTAGAACTTGATCAAGCACGTCTGGAAGTTAAAATTCACGGTAATGTGGAACGGGCATCTGCTCAACTTCCAGGTATAGTAGAGCAGCGATTCAACCAGCTTCAAGAAATTGAAGCTGTGTTGGAGTACCTCAACATTGAGCTGCGCAGGATTAGATCCAAATCATTTAAAAAATATTTAGAAAATTATCAAAGAGCATTAAGTAGCAGAGACTGCGAAAAATACGTGGAAGGTGAAGCTGATGTGGTTGATATGGAAAAAGTAATTAATGAATTTGCCATGCTGAGGAATCAGTGGCTGGGAATTATCAAAGGTCTTGATATAAAAGGCTATCAAATCAATAATATTATCAAATTACGAGCTGCTGGACTGGAAGACATATCACTATGACTGTGTACATTGAAGATCTAATTGAGTGTCTTAATGATAGTCGAGTGAAGTTAAATTCCTACGACTTGCAAGTAACTAATAGTTTTAATGCACAACTTTTTACTGGTGTCGGGTTAACCGAGAAACAAGCAGTATTGGCAATAAAAATAATTAGTAAATATAAAACTCAATTAGAACCAATAGTTGGACAAAGTATTGATGCTTTTATTAAAAATCCTGTATATAGACATCCGTTAAGGACCATAGCCAGTGCTCGATCTATTGAAATTGTCACAAACAGCGAAGGGCGCAAAGAAATCAAAGCAAAATTTCCCTACGATGAAAATATAATATCTGAAATTAGAAAATTACCCATAATGTCTGGCTCTAGGCGATGGAATAAAGAAGCTGGATCTTGGTTTTTTGATTTAACTGAAGATCACATTAGTTTTTTAATTAGAACATTTGCGGATAAATTGTGCGAGTACGACAATGAATTTCAAAATTATGTCTCTCAGGCCAGTGCAATAATTAACAATATAGAAAATTATGCACCAGTATTGACTCAAGATTTAACTGTAAAAAATGCACCTAAAAATTTACCAAAAATTACCGCCACTAATATAATTGACGCATTATTTCAAGCAAGAAGAATGGGTGTGACACTATGGGACGATGTAATCAATCATTACTTAGATCATGAATATAATAATCCTATAGTAGTAGACTTTTTACGTAATGAAATCACTAAAGATTTTGATATTTTAAATGACGCTAATTCAATTGAATTTTTAGAACTACTTGTTAAAAATCTCAGCCCCACAATGATTGTAATTCCGGGCGGATCAGAATTACAAAAAACTAGACTAGCATACAATCTTCTAAAGGGTATGGCACTGGAGGAGAAAAACTTTAGTGTTTTGTTTAGATTATCTAACGAAAACGGCAAAAATTTTAATGAATTTGTTAAAAATCACCAATTAAATTCGCCAATTTCGTCTGAAACTCGTGTGGTGTTTGTTAGTAATAAAATGCCAAAAACTGTTGCAAAATCCGGAATACACATTAACAGCATTATAAATTTAGGGTTTACCAGCGCACATTACAGTCTACGGCATTATATGAAAGATTATCAAAATATTATAAATTTTAATCCAGTGACTCCAGTTGAATTAGGTCAGGGGAAAATTAATGTCTAAATCGTGTAAAATTGTCATTCTTGACGAGGTAAATGTTAAAATTTCAAATTTGGATCTTGACACTAGAAAAGCATTGGTAAAGAAATTCAAATACGAAGATCCAACTGCTCGATTCAGGCCAGCATACAAATTGGGCAGGTGGGATGGTACTGTTAGTTTTTTTGGACTTGGGGGTACAACATACTTGAGCATGCTGCCACAAGTATTAGAATATTTAGAAAGTAAAAATTTTTATATTGAATTGGAAGATCAACGGATCCCTATCAACTTGGGGTTTGACGCAATTGGTATTGATTTTTGGGGCAATACCTGTTGGCCAGTTGGTCATAGATTTGCTGGACAACCAATACGGTTACGAGAAGATCAAGTCAATGTTATTAATAAATTTTTAGAGCATCCACAAAGCATACAGGAAATTGCCACAGGATTTGGTAAAACTATCACAACAGCCACCTTGGCAAAGATTTGCGAAAAATATGGAAGAACAGTGACCATTGTTCCAAATAAAAGTCTAGTTGAACAAACGGAGGAAGATTTTGTTAACTGTGGTCTTGATGTTGGAGTTTACTATGGAGATAGAAAAGATCTTGATCGAACTCACACCATATGTACTTGGCAAAGTTTAAATATCTTAGATAAGAATAGCAAAAATTGGGATGAAGAAGCTAGTGCAAGATTAGAAATGTTATTGGACAATGTGCAATGTGTAATGGTTGACGAAGTGCATATGGCTAAAGCAGAAGTATTAAAAAACTTGTTAACTAAAAATCTAGCGCGAACGCCAATACGATGGGGACTAACTGGCACTATACCTAAAGCTGATCATGAATTTCAAAGTATCAAAGCTAGTTTGGGCGAAGTTACTAATCATGTATACGCACACACTCTACAAGAATCTGGTGTATTGAGTAACTGTCATGTTAATATTATTCAAACAGCTGAATGGAAAGAATTTAAAAGTTACCCAGAGGAATTAAAATATCTGGTAACTGATGATCATAGAATGAATTTTCTTAGTGATATGATCAAGGGCATTGCTGAAACTGGCAACACATTGGTGTTAGTCAACAGAATTGATTCGGGTAAAGCATTTGTAGAAAAAAATCCTCAAGCGGTATTTGTATCAGGTGAGGTGAAAACCAAAGATAGAAAAGAAGAGTATGACGAAATTAAGACATCTACTAACAAGATTATTGTGGCGACTTATGGTGTGGCCGCTGTGGGTATTAATATCCCCCGTATTTTTAATCTGGTTCTTTTGGAGCCCGGAAAGAGCTTTGTTCGCGTTATACAAAGTATTGGCCGAGGTATTAGAAAAGCAGACGACAAGGATTTTGTAACCATACATGATCTGTGTGCTTCAACAAAATATTCTAAACGGCATCTTACTGAAAGAAAAAGATATTATAAAGATGCTCAATATCCATTCTCAGTAAAAAAGGTTGATCGTCCTGTAAAATGACACTATACTAATAATAAAGGAAATTTACCGGTGCAGATTTTAACCCTAGAAAATGAGATATATTCTCTTAACGAATTACCAGACGAAATCGATGACGATTTAAGATTTGCTGTTTTAGATAATAGCGATCATGCAAACCCTGATCATTTTTTCATACCTTTAATATTTTTGGAAAGTTTTACTGGTCCTGCAGTGGTATTAAAAATTGGTCCGCATGAGCTTACCATGCCGTTAGATTGGTGTACTATTGTAGGAGATCCAGAAGGCCCTGAGATGGAAGTTTTGCCGCTAACCAGTTTGAATGATAGAGGATTTAAAACTTTTTGTTTTAATCCTCTCAGCAGTTTTAGGCCAGAATTTTTGGATATAGACATAATTGATGTTTATCCAGATGTCAAATGGTATTTTCCTAAAATGCGTCCAGGACAATTATTATGTACTCCTTTAGAGCCTGGCAAGAAGCCCAGATGTGCATATTTTGTCAAGGAAGTTAGTAGACAAAGTGAGTTAGTAGATTATACAAAGTGTTGGTAATATGGGCAGTCTTACTCCTAAAGCTAGTTATGTTTATGAACGCAATGGCGAAGAAATTTATGCCAGAGAAGTTGGACAGTCTGAGCGTAAGTTGATTGGCTACATGTACGACAAAGAAAAAGATCCGCGAACTAGTGATGGCAAGCCGCTGTACGAACATATTAAAGACGATCAACTTTGGGGGAACATTCGTCGTGCTGCAAAAGGCAATCATACTTTACAACAAGCTCTAGAACGTGTTAAAATATTATATTATCTAACAGAAGACTACGAGAAAAGATATGGCAACCGCAAAACTTGATATTCAGCGTGAACTTAGAGCAGTAGATCAAAAGAACTATGACTTCTATGCTAACCTAACCGATGATGAACGTAAAGCATTTAGTCCTTATATCCTGATGCGATACACTGCTAGTGTTCAGATGCCTGATCGAGATATCCAGGAATGGTACCTAGAGATGACTAATGAAATGGTCAATAAAAATCACTGGGACCTCAGTAAAAATCACAAGGAACTACTATGGAAACTCTTTGCCGCAACTGGAACTGGTGTTAATTGCTATCATCCATATTTGGCAGCAGGTAAGAAAGAAAAAGCCAATAAGATTGAAAAATTATTATGTGACATATATCCAACAATGAAAATGGTTGACGTTAAATTAATGGCCAAATTGATGAGCAAGGCTGATCGAGAAGAATTGTTTGATAAAATGGGATTTGATAAAAAACAACGCAAGGAATACGAATAATGAAAATGTATATTTGCATCAAAGATGATACCCCTGCAGGCATGGCTATGAATGCCGCAGCCCATGCCAGTCTTATGTGTCATTTAGAATATCAAAACGATGTGGGCTATCAAGAGTGGCTCAAGACCAGTTTTAAAAAAGTTACCTGTGCTGTTACCCCAGCAGAGTTTGTCATGTGCAAAGAAGTAGTTGAACATATTGTTGTAACTGAAAGTAGAATGAATAATGCAGAACTGGCCATTGTCATGTGCCCCCGTCACGATAATGAATGGCCTGATTTTGTAAACTTGTTGAAACTTTGGAAATAAATGATAGTATTGGTGCCGCAACCTTATAAATGTTTTCACTGCAATAAAAATTTCATGCAGGAGAAAACTTTGACGGCGCATATGTGTGAGCGCAAACGTCGTGCCCTCCAAAAAAATGAAAAACGAGTACAGGCTGGTTACATGGCGTTTAATAGATTTTGGCAACTGGCGCAAGGCGGCAAGGCCAAAACATACGAGGAGTTTTGTGATACATCATATTACAATGCCTTTGTAAAATTTGGCAGTTTTATTAACAATGTCAATCCTCTATACCCTGACAAATTTATAGACTACGTGATCAAAAGCGGAACCAAATTGGATCATTGGTGTCGTGACAGTCTCTATGAAAAATATCTGTTTGACGTTTTAAAAACTGAACCAGTTGAATCAGCAGTGCAAAGGACTCTTCAAACCATGATGGAATGGGCAGATGACCAAAATGCAGAATTTGCACATTACTTTAGGTATGTAAGTCTAAGCAGAGCAGTACATGACATTGTTAATGGCAAAATTTCATGCTGGGTAATTTTGAATTGTGCCAGTGGTAAAGCCATGTTGAGCAACATGAGTGACGAACAATTAAACATGATTGCATCTGCACTTGATGTGCCCTACTGGGTCAAGAAATTTAAAGAATTGCCTGCAGATGCTGCCCTGGTAAAAGATATTTGTGATGAGGCAGGTATAACGTAAATGACTGTTATGGAGTTTAAAACTAAAAATTATC